TTATTATTAACCGCATGCTTAGGACTAGCCGCAGAGTCAGGTGAGTTTATTGAGATTCCGAAAAAGATTTTCTTTCAGGGTAAAGCACTTACTGATGAGAACGTGTTTCACATGAAACGTGAACTAGGTGATGTTATGTGGTACTGGATTAATGCGTGTCGTGCATTGAATCTTGATCCCAATGACGTTATTAATGAGAATGTCAAGAAATTAGAAAGCCGTTATCCCGGTGGAAAGTTTGACGCACATTACTCTGAGAATAGACAAGCCGGCGATTTGTGATTCCTTATAATTTCTAGATAAATATAGTATCTAGGAATTATATATGGCCATCTTACAATCAGCATCACTAAATGAGTTAAAAGAAGAACTTTTTAAAAGTTTGCGTTATCGTATGGGTGACGGAATCGTTGATTTAGAATTAGACCCTGAACATTATGAAGCCGCGTATAGTTATGCTGTTAAGGTATATCGTCAAAGAGCGCAAAATGCTACACAAGAATCATATACCTTATTAGAGTTACACGAACATCAGGACATATATACTCTTCCAAGAGAATTCATAAGTGTAAGACAAGTATTTCGTAGAACAATTGGATTAGAAACAGGACCTGCTGCAAGTAGTTTTGATCCATTTAGTAGTGCTATTCTTAATACATACTTATTGAACTATAACTACGCAGGTGGTTTAGCAACATATGACTTCTATGCAGGTTATATTGAATTAGCCGCACGTATGTTTGGTGGTTATGTAATTTATACATTTAATCCTGTAACTAAAGAAATTCGGTTAGTACGTAATATTAAAGGTTCAGGTGAAAAGATATTAATATGGGCTGATATTCAAAGACCTGAAGTTGAACTATTACAAGATCCGGGCGCTGGCATTTGGATTGGAGATTGGACACTTAGTCAATTGAAGTTAACTTTGGGTGAAGCACGTGAAAAGTTTGCTAGTATTGCAGGTCCGGGTGGTGGTACAACATTAAATGGTACTGCATTAAAAGCCGAAGGTGCAAAAATGCAAGAGACATTATTAGAAGACTTGAAGCGTTATGTAGATTACAGCCAACCATTGACTTGGATACAAGGTTAATTAGATTGTATGAGAGCAAGTGAATTCCTTGTAGAGTATAGAGACAGGATGTATCAATACATCCGAAGCATTGTGCCCGCATGGCCAGAATATGTTGTGCAAGACTGGTTGTACAAAGGGCGCGGTAAAAATAAAAATTACACTACTGATAGTAGAGCAGTCAAAGATGAAATTATCGAAATGATTACAGATGCAGGACTAAGTCCCAATACAAACCCTTGGCAACTTGTACCTAATATGAAGTTTGCCATGGACATGTTTCACCCGTTGACCAAACAAAAATTGATAGGACGAGCCGGCGGCACTAGTGATTTGGGCATGGGCATACCCAAAGACAAAGAACGTCATGCTACACAAGCGGCATTGATACAAAAGGGTGGTGTTAGTAAAGAACCTGCAATCTTGATAAAAACACTACAGGGTTATGAACTTTTGGAAGGTTGGCATAGAACTATACAACACTTTGCTATGTATCCAGATGGATATGTCGGTCCAGCTTATGTTGCTGTGACAACTACTCAACTTGATGAATTATTCAAACCCGGCAATGAAAACTGGAAGTGGAACCGCCACTCTCCTGATGAGGCAGTTGCACATTTTACTGTAGGTAAAAGAAAATACGTATGGCAAGCATTTAATCATCACTTAGATGATAAACCAGAAACATGGGAAATACAATTTCGTTTAATTAGAGACTTATTCGATCCTGAAAAACTATCACTATTTGGCACAACAGGTACAGGTAATTCAGCAGAAGTAATGTCAATTGTAGTAGATATATTTCGTGAATTTTTACAAGTCTATGGTGATAGTGTACAAAAAATTGTGTTTGATGCAAAAGAAAATAGTCGCATAGCACTATACACAAAAATGGTTAAGCGTTTAATACCCAATTGGGATTTAGACCAAGAGTATAACCCGGAAATGGGATTAAGATTTATATTGTCCAGACCAAAAGACAAAACAGTTCGTGAAGATAAACCTAAGGATGGTAAATCTATTTATAGAGCTGGAATGTGTGATGCATTTGCTATGGCACTACATCAACTAACAAAATTACCCCTAGGTGCATGGACTGGATACTATTATGATGATTTTGAAGAAGAAGACAGTACGGAAATTTCTCATATTTGTTGTGTAAAATCATTTGACCAAATAGAATGGATAGATGTTGATGGTCTTCATCGTGGACAACCTAAAAATTTATACTTTAACAATAAGATTGAAAGTATTAAACTAGTACCAATATCAGAAGAAGATGCCCGTTATGTTTACACTATGGAAGGGGTAAGTGAAATGGATATTAAAAAAGCAAAACAATTTATTTTATCCGACCCAAATCTTTCTAAATTAATCTAACCTAATACTTTACTTTTGTCACACTATTGTAGTATAATACATTACAGGAGTTTTGTTTTATGATTATAGGTATTACAGGGTTTATTGGTAGCGGTAAAGATACTATCGCAGATTATCTTACAACATTTCACGGATATAAGCGTATTAGTTTTGCAGGTACATTGAAAGATGCATGTGCCGCAGTATTTGGTTGGGATCGTGAAATGCTTGAAGGTACTACAAAATCTAGTAGGGAGTGGCGAGAGCAGGTAGATCCGTGGTGGAGTGAACGATTAAACATGCCTGAACTTACTCCCCGATGGGTATTACAACAATGGGGTACCGAAGTATGTCGCAATGGATTTCATAATGACATTTGGGTAGCAAGTGTTGAGAATCAATTACGTAAGGCTAAAGACAATATTGTAATTACAGATTGTCGTTTTGCTAATGAAGTTAATGATATCAAAAATGCAGGTGGTATTACTTTGAGGGTTGAGCGTGGCGAAAGACCCGAATGGTATGATGCAGCAGTTAATTATAATCGAGGTCCTAATGGTAACTCAAACTGGTCATTGAGTAAAATTGCATTGGATAAGCATAAAATTCATGCAAGTGAGTATTCTAGCGTAGGACTGAATTACGACCACTATATAGATAATAACGGAACCATCGATAATTTACATAATCAAGTTGAAAATTTAATCAACCTCTAAGTCACCGCGTTTCCAGTTAACTTGTGTTTTCTTAACAGATTCAACACAATTAAGACATATGGTTCTTAAATTAATAGTTTTTGAATTCTCTAAATTGCCGTCTATATGAAATACCGTAGTCTGACTGGGTAATGAACTTTTAAAGCCACATAAATCACATGTGGCTTTTTTCTTATATCCTGCTTTTTGCCAAGTGGGTACTCTAGGTTTCTTTTTATTTTTCTTTCTACCGCATTCATCACATATACTACGATAGTGTGTGATATCATTTCGTTTATAGTTTACAGCACATAAATTTTTATTACAGGTTTTACATATAGGTCTCATCATCTATTTAGTACATATAACCTTCGAAGGCACACTAATTAGATGTTTTTTGATATTATTGCTAAATATTAGTACGTTAGGGCGTTAACCCTCATAATCATAACTAAAGGAAAACAAAAATGGCATTAGTATCACCAGGCGTACAAGTAACAGTTATTGACCAAAGTCAATATTTACCGACAGCCACAAATTCAGTCCCGCTATTACTAGTAGCATCAGCACAAAACAAAGCAAATTCAGCTGGTACAGCAGTAGCCGCAGGAACAACAAAAGCAAATGCAAGTAAATTATATCAAGTTACAAGTCAGCGTGACTTAACAACATTGTTCGGTAATCCATTCTTCTACAAGACAACAAACGGCACACCGATTCATGGTTACGAATTAAATGAATATGGTCTATTAGCTGGATATTCATTATTGGGTGCAACTAATAGTTGTTATGTTTTACGTGCTGACATTGACTTAGCCGCATTGGTAGGTACATTAAGTCGTCCACATGGTGCACCGGCTGACGGTACTTATTGGTTGGATACTACTAACA